TCGCTACCTCTAAAAACACAAATTGCAAAAAATAATTCCCAGTTTTTCTACAAGCAAAACGGCGCGAACGTTTACACAATCACACCTGGCGACAGAATTCAAGATGATGCTGGTGTTGAATACTATGTTGACAGTGTTGAGGATGCTGGTGTTATTGAAGATTCATTCTACATCTTCGGATATGAGACATTACAACGTAGAATCTCAGGTCAGCAAGATGGTATCTACTATCTAACTGCATTACGTGGTAACATTTCACCATTCCCAACAGGTGCTGGTGTAACTAACAACTTTAAGAACTTCAAGTTCTCTCAACCAGTCAGCAAACTATATCCTCTAAACTTTAGAAATGATCCTCTATGGTTTAAGAACTCTGGTACAACACAAGAAGAGAAAGATTACTATGCTGGATTAATTGATCCACCATCTACATTCTCTGCTGCTGATAACTATACACATGGTCTTGTTTATGTTAACGACTTTAAAAACTCTGTTACCAGAGAATTAGTAGAGGACTTTACAAATCAACCTGCATTTATCATAAACACCTATAGTGGTGAAAATGCAATCAAGGCACAAAGTGGTAATGCAACTTCTGGTTCTGAGGATCGTTTGATTCCTATTGCTGGTGATAGCACAGTCGTTACGGATCAGAGGTATTATGTTGAACTGAGACGACCATCTATCGCGAGAGCAGGTAACCACACATTTGAATATCTCGGTTTCGGTCCAGGTAACTATTCAACTGGTCTACCAGCTAGACAAGAAGTTGTGCTCACACCAGAGGAAGACTTCTACGCACAGTCTAAGAAAGAAGACGGTGGTATTGTATTCTACACTGGTATCAACTCACAAGGTGACTTGTATATTGGTAACAGAAGAATCAACGCTATCACTGGTGAAGAGACATTTATTGACAGAGCGACACTTGCAGATGATGGAGATGAGGATGACACAATTGGAGGTCTAGTTACTACATTTGATACTCCTGTAACATTTAACCAGAATATTACAGTTGTTGGTGGTGAGGGACAATTAATAAGTAATTTTGAGTCTCCTGTAGTTATTGCAGTTCAAGATTCAGATCTAACACAGTCACGCGATTCATTAATAATTCGTTCAAATGTCACATCTGTTGATCCTGTAACACAATTAGAACAAGATGAGCAATTAGATAGAACCTCCTTTATTCCTCCTACTGAGGGTGATATTAGAATTAGTAAGAACAGAATACAATCTGCTATTTTTGGATTTAATTCTAGAGGAAATGGTCAGAGTTACAAGTTCCAGACACACACAGTTGCTGGTCTTGCATCTAATATTACTCCTAACCAGACTGCATTAGTAGCTTCTGGTGGAACTAGAATTGCATCTGAACAATTCATTACTTATGGTGGTGTACTACCTGTTCCAGGTGATGTTCTATTCAAAGGATCTGAAGTTGGTAAAAATGGATCTATTGCATGGATTCTTTCTAATTACTTCTCAACCATTGCTAATAATCAGATTGATAATATCGTCTTTGATGGATCAAATGTTGTTAAATTAGAGTTTAGAGACTTTAACAGTGGTGTTCCTCTTGCGGTTGGTAATGATCTTGGAATAACTTCTACTTCTCAAATTAGAATTAAGAACTTCTATTTTGATCCTAGATTGAATCTAACTTGGACTGTTTACGCTTCTAAACCTGGCGATCCATTCTCACCATCAAACAACTATGTTCATTTCCAAGTTGTTGATCAGATTCCACAGTCATCACAACCTTGGGAAACTATCATTTCTGGAACTCCAACTGGTGATCCTAATCCTACAATTGAATTCTCTAATGCTAACTTCAAGGAAGTTGGTGTAATAGGTGCTGAAGCACTCAGAACTGAGACAGAATCTATTGGTAATTACAAGTTAGGAATCAACACAATTGCAAGAGCACCACACAGTGCATATACAAATGCATGGGTTGATAATTTAACTACAGATCCACGAGCAAACTTAGATGTTGTCGGTACAGCATTTATTAGTGGTAGAACAACTGGTGACTTCTTAGATCATACACAGTTTGCTGATCGTGACAAGACTGCAGAAGACAATGCATTCTTAGTTGGTGGTGATAGTTCTGCTCCTAATGATGAGGCAGTCTTACGTGTTGCAACTACAAACAGTGGTCGTGTTGGTATCAATGTTGATAATGCTAATTTAGACAGAGCTCTAGTAGTAGATGGCACATCTAGATTTACAGATGATGCTAAGTTTGAGCATGACATTGAAGTTAATGGTGACGATGGTGCTCTTGCTGAGGTAAGAACCTCTCAAACAACTGGACAAGTTAACTTGTTCAACGATAGCAACTTTATTGGTGGTGATAACACTGGTGGTTTACATATTGGTGGTTACTCTAAGACTATTAGAATTGGTGATTATAATACCAGTTCTACTCAATGGATCTATGTTGGTGACAAATCCACAGGTGATCAGTTCGTATACATCGCTAACACAGCTAACCACGCTAACATCTTTATTGGTAATCTTGCTCAAAACGCAGCAATATCTAAGACAAAGATTGGTGGTGCATATGATCGTCTTGAATCTTTATCCTTCGTTGACTTTGAAGTTAAGAGAACTAAGTTTGCTGGTGATGTAACCTTTGGTGCATTCAAGCAACTCGGTGGAGATAGAACTAATCCTGAGCAGGTTGTAACTTTATCAACTGAAGCAGGTATTGTTAGTTTCTTCTCTGGTAATACACAGACAGTTGACTTTGCGTTAAATGCTTCTGAAATTAACATCGCTGGTCAGGGTGGTACAACTACAGTTAGAAACAACTTTGAAATTGATGGTGAAACCACATTCAACAGCAGTGTTAAACTTTGTGGTGGTACTTCTGCCTTCTCCTTTGTTGGTATTGGACAATCTCTAGGAACAACACCAATTGCTCATGCATCTGGTATTCTAGGACCTTCTTCCTTTAACCAGAATGTTGATATAGTTAATGTTTTAGAGGTTGTACCTTCAGATGCAAATTTCAATAGAATTGACACTGCTGGTTCTGCAACTTGGGGTGACTCAACATTCCAAGACATCAAAACTGGTGCAGGTCCTGAAGGAGCTGATCTTCCAGCACTAACTGGCAAGCAATATTACTTACCACTATTGAATAATCCTGGCACATACTTTGCTGAAGGTGATTATATTTTACTTGATGCTCCTGTTGATTCAGGGACTGGTACTAGACCTGAAATTGTTCGTGTTGCAGTTGGTGGTCTATCAGGTGCAGAAAGTGCTCCATATTACTTAACTGTTGAAAGAGAACCACTTGGTTCATTCGCACCTCAGACTGACAATCATCCAGAGGAACCAAATAATAGAACTCCTGTTTACAAGTGTAACATTGCATTTGACGCAACATGGATTGAACAAGCTATTGATGGATCAAGAGATGTAACTAACGAAGAAAATGTTTATCTCTCAACCTTTGGTGGTACATTAAAAGTTGGTACAGATTATGTAATTATTTCTCGTGAAGACACTAACAACGATGGAGACTTTAATCAAGGTGAGATATTTAAAATTGGTACACCACTAGCAATTGTCAATAAGAAATTTGAAATTCTTGATGGATGTCCAAGTGGTAACGTTCTTTTCTCTGTTGATAGTGTAACTGGTAACACAATCATTGGTAACGATGGTGTTGATGGTGAGAATGGAAAACTAACTGTTAATGGTTCGTTTGAATTCAAGGGTGGATGTAAGACAGCATCAGCTCAAGCGTTTACTGGTAACGCAGTAGCGACAACTAGTACAATCACTTCCATCCCTTCAGTTGAAGGACTTGAAGTTGGTGATTATGTTGAACTTACTGGTAACGGTGGCACAGTCACACTTGAACAAAATCAATTCCCAACAGAAGCTGGAGACACAAGACTAATTGATCCTCAGATTATCTTTATTGGTACTGACTCAGTTGTGTTAAATGTTCCATTCTCAGGATCTGGTAGTGCGACTGGCATTACATTTAATGCAACTAAAGACGAGAAGTTTAGAATTACTGATAGAGTTCGTGATATCTTCACTGTTGATGGATGTTCTGGAGATACAGTAATCGGTAACCCAAGTGGTACTGTATTAGCAAATAGATCTCAATATGGAACTACTGATGCTGAACATACAACTGGTGCAATAGTATACACAGCTCTCAAAGATCCTAAGGTAGATAACGGTATTGCTACAACATTTGTTAATACAGTTACTACAGTTCTTGCTGGCGATTCAACAATTCCTGTTGATGACATTACTAACTTTGAAGATGGAGATTACATCTTTGTTGGTTTTGGATCTGGTGGAAATGAAGAGATCATGAAGATCAATGGAACTCCTCAGTCTGTTGGAGCTGCACCTGCTGGTAACTTGCCCGTCATTCGTGCTGGTAATCCTGCATTTAACTCTGAATCTGGATTCGCACCTCCTACTATTCCAGGATCTAGTTCCACACACAGTGATGGTGAAACTGTATTCAGAATTCTATTCAGAGAGAGCACAGTTCTAACAAATAATCTTGCTGGATCTGGATCTAATGCTGTTGAAATTGGTCTAGAAAATAGTGATGTAGTTCCATTTTTCCTTGATCGTGAATATTGGGTCTTCATTGATAATGAAATCTTCTTAGTAACTAGCAGCATTATTGGTGGAGGTTCTGTTCCATTAGTTAAGAAAGATTATCACCATGGTAGATTAGATGTATATGATGATGTTAAGTTTATCGGTTCTAACTTTGAGATCACTGGTACAGATAATAACGTACCTATCCTTAAGTTAATTAACAACGAAGAACATCATTTTGAAAGTGGTGCACTTGATATTAATGCTACTACTGATATCAGTGGTAACTTTAGACTATTCCCATCAAAGTGCGTTGAGGATGCTGATGCTATCCAGTTCTCTAATAAGGCGTTTACTCCAACATTTAGAGTTGAGACTGAATTTGGTGACACATTTGTTGGTCGTCTACTTGACGTTGCTGGTATAGCTGGAGCAATTCCAACTAATACACAACCAATTCTTGATGTTAGAAATCTAGGTGTCAATGGTGCTAATAGCTTCACCATTATGCAAGATGCATCCATCAATGCGTTTGGATTAACAGGATACAAGAATAAGAATGGTGGACATATTGCTAAGTTCATCAACACAGATTCTACTCTCGCCGTCAATATAAATTATATTGTAGCGGTAGCTCCTTCTACTGGTGCTCTTATCCTTACACTTCCAAGTAATCCTGAGACAGGTGATGTCATCAGAATTACTGAAGTTGGAGGAAATCTAACTTACAATAACTCACTTGTAATTCGTGCTCCAATTGTTGAAGGTGAACCAGTATCACTTCAAGGAGACACCTCAGGAACCAAGTTGGGTGGTTTGTCTACACCATATGGATCTGGTGAACTGGTTGTACAAAACAGAAATGCATCCTTCGGACTCATTTTTGTCGGACAAACAGATGGTGATAACTTTATCCCTGCTGTCTATCAAGGTTGGTGGTTAACTGAACTATAATGGCATTTTACAACAGACTAAAAACTATGAAGTCCGCTCCTGTAGGCACTATCATGCCTTGGAGTGGACAGTCTAGTGTTGGTGATCTTCCTAATAACATACCTACAGGGTGGATTGTTTGTGATGGTAGGACTTTTGGATGCAATGAGTTTCCTTTATTGGCATCTGTAATTGGAAATACATATGGTCCTACTGACGATTCTATCATTGGTAATTTTCCTGACTATGAAGATGGAGATACTTTTAGAGTTCCTAACATGAATGGTAGGGCGATGGTTGACCTTGAAAAATCATATTTACAACAAACAAAGTATCAGTTTGGACAACCTGATGCCGAAGCTGTGATTGGAGATTTAATTTCTGATGATGGTACAGGTGTTACTCCTCCAACTATTTACAGTGCTGATACAGATCTAAAATTTCAATTAGATCCAATTGACACAATGGCAGGAAAAATTCAAAATATTACATTAAATGATCCTACATGGTCTAAAACTTATTATACAATCGGGAGAAAATTGGGTATTGACCACACGCCAGGTCATAAACACAAAGGACAATACACATCAGCAATTCCTGATGGTAGATATGTTGAGGTATTTGAAGCACCAATAGCTGATTTTGGTGGTAACCCAGATTACGAGTCTGTGAATTTAGAAGGTCTACAAAATGAAACTGCAGATGTTTGGACGAATGGAGCTGGTAATATGACATATTACGATGAGAACACTTTAATAACAACAGACTCATCAAAAAGTTTTACACAGGACAGAATTCCAGTGCAAAATCACGTACAAAATATTCCTGGTCATGGTGCATTTACTTCTCAGTTTAGCACTACTTATAACGTAGCACCAAGTTCCACACCTAATCCTTATGATCACTCTTTAAGACAGGTAACAGGCGTATTCCCACCACCAATGACTATTTTTGGTAGACCAAACTATTACAACGGAGATGTTGGCACAACATATCCTACAAACCTTAGTCATGGTGGACAAGATTTTACAGATCAAACAGTGGGATCACATAACCACTTCAGTTTTGATCTCACTATGAACAAAGGTGGACTTAGAGTTCCACCAAATATTGCCGTAAATAACGTGCAATCTTATACTGTTAACGTTTCTGACATCCCAAATGCGTTAAATATTCTTATGGACAATCAAACACCATCACAAACTGTGATAATGATTATCAGAGCTTACTAAAATGGCAGTTTTTTTAAATCAAGAAAGAACTAAAATAGGAACTACAACAGGAACGTTAATTGCTTTTCCTCAGGAGTTAGAAGTAAACGATCCCAATGTAGGAAATAGTTTAACATTACTTCCTGCTGGTTATTTAAGATGTGATGGTGCAGTTTATAGTTCAACCACATATCCAGCGTTAGCAGAGGTTATTGGAACAGGTGATGAATGTGCATTTAAGCAAGAAGGACAAACTTTATCAGAGACACAATTTCAAGTACCAGATTTAAGATCTAAATTTATTAGAGCTAGTTCTGCATCAGATCAAGGTGTTGTTAATGACAATACAGTAACCAATGCTTCAGGACAAGTTGTTGAAAGATCTGGTGTTGGCGTCAATGTTTCATCAAATGTAGGATCTAATGCAGTTGTTGATATGGTGGGACAATTTAGAGTTCCTGCTAGAACTGTTCCTCTTACAGGTAATGTCGGTTTTACTAAACCTAAAAGACCTGATGAAGAAGTTGTATCTATAAATGCTTTTTTACCACATATGCATTACAGCACAACTGCTAGATGTAGAACTGCTAGACGTCAAGGTAATAACGTATTTGAATTAAATTACTTTAACCTTGCATCTACAATTGGTGTTGAGGATTGGTATGATGCTACAAATGATGTTGGCGATAATAAGGCAAGGCAACCTGCATGTAAACACTATGCACAGCAAATATCTTGGGAGACACCAGGCAATTTTATTCCTGGTGGTGGTTTTGGTTCAGCATCTTTTGAATATTATGGTATTTGTAAATCTGGTTGTAACTTCTTCATTAACAGTTGTCTTGTTCCAACTGGAAAAACCATGGGTATTGATACTACTCCAGAAGGAAACTGTAAATGGACATATCCAATTCCATTCGGTCAAATAACAGCTGATTATCCCTGTCCAGAAACATCTGAACCAATCACTGCAAATTATATTTTTGGTGGTAGTGGTGTTGAACTTGATAATATTCCTAGTTCTGCATCAGGTCCTGATGGTGTTGTGCAGTCTTTTGAATTATATGAAAGTCTTGATGTTTTAGGTGAATATACATCACAAGGATATTACAGTAAAGGTTTAGGACAATGGGCGTATACTTCATATGGTGCTAATTGGAATAATTTAGATGATACTGCTACAGGTGAGGTTGATTTAATTGGTGGTACTGGAAGTGGATTTAGAGTATTATGCAAGTTTGAAGCGTGGCCAGGTCCTGGTGGTAATCCAGATAATACAAGATATCAGGTTCAAGCTATAGTTAATGGCGGTTCGGGATATTCAGCTGGTGATGTCTTAACTTTCCCTGATGTTCAAGGAAAAAATATTGGTAGTGCACCCTCTACTGGAAATGGAGGAATTAGTTTTAGAATTGTAACTACAGGTTTTGAAAATTTATCAGATATTGCAGCATATAGTCACCAAGCATCCATGCATGATGTTCTACCATGTGATACTAATGTTGATAATGCTAACACAGTAGCATATCCTCAAGTTTCAAATATTATTGAGACTACTGAAGCATTTGATTATGATAGTGATCCTACACAACATACACATACTATAACTTATGAAACTGGACTTACTAATTATGAGTTAAATATACCAGAGACATTCATTGCTGTTGATGGAATGAGTGCTTCTATTGCTATTCAAGCAGAGACTGCCACAAAGATTGATAGTCTAATCTCTCCTTTTATTATGGTAGATTACCTAATTAAATTCTAAAATGTCAAGAAACATTCGTACAAATTTTCTTACAGATAAATCAACATTTGGCAATTCAACAATGCCAATTGGTTCCATAGTGCCTATATTTAAAGCAATATCTGAAAAAGTTACTGATAATGGCGTTGTTGTAAATTTAGGAGCAGTTGTTGGTGGTGTTGGTGGTGGTAGTGGATATTATGATGATTTAGCAACAGTAAGTGGTTATCCTACAGCTCCAATAGATGTAGAATTTCAATCAGGAGTAAGTCTTACTATAGGAACAGATATTGTTAATATTCCTAATCATCCTTTCATTGAAGGTGATAAACTAACAGTTATTTCAACAGATCAAGCTCCTGACAGAGCTAAATTTGGAGGATCTATTGAATCTTTTACTATTGGTGGTGGCGGTGGTAGTAATTACACATCTGCACCACTTGTACAGGTAACTGATAATGGTAGTGGTCCTATTACCAGTGGATCATTTGCTGCAGAAATTGATGTTAGTACAGGAAAGGTTACTGGAATTAATGTTATTGATGGCGGTACAGGATACCAATTTCCTGTTGCTACATTGGTTGGTGGAGGTGGTACAGGTGCTACAGCAATACCATTATTAGCAACAGGTGGTGTTGGCGGTATTTCTTTTGATAGAGGATTTGTATTTTATGTTGATGTTGTTGACGCAAATAATATTAGACTTGCTAGAAGTAATGCAGATCTTAGTGCAGGAAAATATTATAATATTACTTCCCTTGGTTCTAATGGTACAATTAGAGTAGCATCAAGCACTGGATTTGGTTTAAGAGTTGGTGTAGCAGCAGAAGATGATGGTACTTTAGAATTTTGTACGCCAGTAAAAGCAGGATATGGATATGCTGATGGAGATGTAGTTTATATTTTACAACCAGGCAGTAGTGGAACAGGAAGAATTGAAATTGTTACTACAACCTCACCAACTGTTAGTCAACCAGATGTGCAGTATGAAGGTTGGTTATATTGTGATGGAAGTGAATATGATGCAGATATGTTTCCATTATTGTATCAGGTTATTGAGAACAAATATGGTGGACTTGGTGCAGCTTATGATCCATCAAACTTTGGACAATCATCTGGTGGTATCACATTTAATGTTCCTGACTACAAAGCTAGAAAAATAGTTGGTGCTGGCGGTGGTGTCAGTGGTGGTGGATCTCCTGTATCTGGTAATGTTATATCTACAGTTGGTGCAACAGGTGGTAGATGGTTTTTCTCAAAGACACAACAAGAAGCACTATTTGATATTGGAAACATCGTAATTAGTGGATATCCAAATATAACTGAATTTGTTGGTGGTACTTTAACTGGCGAGGTAACTATACGAATAGGTCCTTTAGAAGATAAAATGATAACTTCAGTTCCTGAGCATGATCACGCTCTTATGACATCAACAGCACCACAGGCAGGAGCATTTGAGGGATCTTCATTTGCTGTTGATACACATCTTGCTAGTTATAAAGACACTACAGGACAAGTTAGCTTTTTCTTACCAAGTAATGGATCACCACTGTTTCATAGTCATGGTGTGGTAGATTATATTATTACTGATCCAACTTTATCTACATTTGGTAACACTTCTGGTATTGGTGAGACAATAGATGTGACTATTACTGCAACAAATATAATTGGTGAAACTGGAGGAACTAAATTTAATATTCCTGGTCATGATTTAGCTACTGGATATAAAATTAGAGTTAAATCAAATGATCAGACAACTCAATGCACATTTGATGTAGATGGTGTAAATACTGCATTTTCAACAAATTCAGAGTGGTATGTAATTGTAATTGATGATGATAATTTTTATCTAGCAAAAACAAAATATAGAGCTAAAATAGGTGACGCATTATTTGCGACAACCAATGGTAACGCTGGTTCTGATATTGTAATAGAATTATTATATAAAATGGCAGGAAATTTGCCAGGAGATACTGTCACAGTTATTCAACAACCAAGTGATACAGTATGGGATATTGATAATGGTTACACTATTGGTGGTAAAACAATAGTGAATCCTGGTGGTGAATCTACTAAAACTGTAACCATTACAGAAAGTAATGTTGCTGGATCTTATACAGTTCCAGCTCCAACTGCCGAACAATCACCAATTGTGGGCGTTTCTGGATTTCTCGGTGGTGCTGGAGGTGGCGGTGCTACCACTGACGTTAGTGGTACCAATGGTGGTGATACTTACTACGAGTTTAATTATAACGGAAATCAAATACAAATTGTTTCAGAAAGTGGTGAAGGTGGCACTCAAGGTGATAGTGGTGGTAATGGGGGTTCTGGAGGACAATGTAGGATTGTCTCTGGTGGAACAGGTGCAACAAATGTTAATTCAACAGGCACATATACCGTAGGTGGATTAGATATTGAAATTCAACAATATTATCCTGGAAATGATGGTTTTAATGGATCTTCATCAGCTGGTGGTGAAGGTGGAGTATCAGCTTTAATCGGTGGTGCTGGTGGAGATGGTTCTAGAACTTTATTTACTGGAACTAATGATGTGACAACAACATTTAATACACCAGATAGTGGTTTTGTAATTTATAATGTTCCTCAAACATGGCCAATTCAACAGTTAAGAGCAACTCTTAGAGGTGGTGGCGGTGGATCAGGCGGTACAGGTGATGGTGGCGGTGGCTGGCACGCAGGAGATGGTGGTCCTGGTAAAAGAATGACTGTAAATCTTTCTAATCCTGATGACATAGTATCATTAAGAGTTTACGTTGGTGGTGGTGGAGAACGCCCTACTAATACTAACACTGGAGGTAATCCAAAATATATTGGTGGTGCAGGTTCAAATCTTGGTTTTGCTGGTGGTGGTAATGGAGGTAATGGTACTGGTGGTGGCGGAGGTGGCGGAGGTGGCGGTGCTTCTGCTATTGGTACCTCTGTAACAATGCTCGCTGGAGCTGCTGGTGGTGGTGGCGGAGGTGCTGGAGGATCTGGTACTCAATCTAATGATATGAATGGACAAGTTACTGGTAATGATGGTACTCAAAATTTAAGTTCTGTCTTCTCTGGATCTGGTGGAAACGGTAGTGCATCTGTCTGCTCTGGTGGTGGAGGAGGCGGAGGAGGCGGTGGTCTCGGTTCTGGTGCTGGTATCGGTGGTGGTGGAGGTTCTGGAAACGGTTCTAACGCACGAAGAGAGGGTTATGGTGGTAAAAGAGGACAAACTGCATATAAAGGATCTGGATCAGGTGGTACTGCTACTTTTGTTAGTGAAGGAGGTGCTGGTAATGGTACTAATGTTGGTGTAGGACAGATGGCTGATGGTGGTGGTGGATCTGTTGAGTTTGTTGCAACAGAAAACCAAACATTCCTAGGTGATGGTGGTGGAGGAGGTGGATCAGGTTCTTACTTCTTCTTTAAATTTGAAATTGATGATATTAACGCTGGAACATTAGTTGTTGGTAGTGGTGGTAATAATGGTGGGGAAACTGGTCAAGGTAGTATCAAATATCAAATAACAGAGACCACAGAAGGTGACATAACTACTTCAGTTACTTCTGGATTATTTGATATTGCAAGTCCTCAAGTTGATTATGTTCAGTCTGGAACTGGATCTGGAGTGAATGGAGGTTTTGCTTCCACTGATACTGAAAAATATCTTAGATTCTTTGGAAATGAAGCGGTACGATTTGCAAGAACAATTCCAATTGATGCTACTGTAACTAACTCAAAAGGATCAGAAATTAATACGGTTAAAATAAGAGTTATTCGTGGTGATGGTAGTAATGGTGGAGAGCAACCAAACGAACCACTAGAACTATTTGCTAGTAATGATAATGCTACTAGTTTCACTAAGATTGGTACAATATCTTCTTCTATAGGTCCTACAACTTGGACTATGGTTGATATTCCCTTACCAACAAACATGAGAGTAGCTAATTTGATATTAGAGGTAAGACAAACAAGATCTGGTGCTGGAAATCCTGATAATGATAACTTTGGTATTGACTATGTTGCATTTGCTCATGATCAAAAAGAGGAAACTATCACAACATATCCCTCTGGAAAAGCTGATTTAGGAATTGAATTTGTTACTGAACGTATTGAACCACAAGGAGATCCACTTAACAGTGCTGGTCTTGAGGTAAATGAAGGAACGTTTACATTGTCATCTGCTGTTAAATTAAATGTTGATTCTTCATTACAACCAGATATTGACATTCCGCTATTAACAAGGTATCATTTAGTTAAGTATATGATCAGAGCTTATTAATGTTACAAGCAAGTGAGAGTGGATTGATCATTGATCCTGATAGAATAGAAGGAAAGTTTGAAGATTTTATTGGTGTGTATAGAAGATTTGTACATCATGAGATCTGTAATGCCATTATATCTAATTTTGAAGACTTTCTAAGGGTCAACCCAGACTACGGAGAGCAGGGCAGTAAACAAATGCCACAGAAAAAACTAGCACGTAATGATGTTAGTATGATGTATGATGATATTGATATGGAATTGTCTACACATTTCTATAAGTATTTGAATTCTGCATTTGAAAACTACAAACAAGAGTATGATCATATCAATAGAGTTAAAATGGCATCAATTGGTTTGAAAGTACAAAGAACTCCAGTTGGAGGTGGTTATCATACTTGGCATTATGAAAACTCTAGTTTTAGAGCAGCAAACAGAGAGTTAGCATGGATGGTATACTTAAATGATATGCCAGATGGTGAAGCAGAAACAGAATTCTTGTATCAAAAGAAGAGATACAAACCACAAACAGGTACATTACTGATCTGGCCAGCAGGAATGACACATGTTCATCGTGGAAACACAGTCTTCACCCATGATAAATATATTGCAACAGGCTGGTTCATTAAAATCCCCTAATCAAATGGCAGACATACGTGTAGTAGTGCAAATTAATGCATTAGAAAGAATGATTATCGTTGATGGAAAGACGCAAATTATTGACGAGGAGTATTGGAATGCCAATATTCAGAATGTTTTGTATCCATTCTGGACATCAGATAAAGACCGTTTGATTCACTTGAATTACTTCAGTGATGGGTCATATGGTATTGAAAAGAAAAAGTATGTGTATGATCGTGCAACTAAAGAGAGAAAATGGAAGACATATTCATGGGTAGAACCAACTGAATCAGAAGTAGCACAAATAGCTGAGACAATTAAAGAAAAATACTTTGAGTTTCAAGACACTGAACAAGAAATAGTTTCAGAAAAACTATACAATGAGTATGGTAGATGGCAGAAAGTATCTTGGGAAGGTATTAGAATGATTAGAAACTTTCTTCTCTCAGATTGTGATTGGACACAAGTGCCTGATGCTGCTATTGATTCAGACACAAAAGCATTGTGGACTAAGTACAGAACTAAGTTAAGATCATTACCACAAGATCATGATGGTAAAGATGCTGATGAGGTTCAATTTCCTTATAATCCAGTCATGTATAAGAAATGGTTGACTATAGTAGATGCAGACAATAAAAAAGTTAATGAGGGCAAGGAGTACTTAGAAACAGAAGATCAATTTGGAACATTCCACTCAAATACATATTCTGAATATGCTAGAAGGATTATATTAACAATTGCATCTAACTATAAAATCAAGAATCCTGATATTATCTTTGCACCTGCAAAGAACTTAACATATCCTTCACAAGAAGAGATTATGAAAGTAGAAACTCAGGATGAATTAGACAGACTATTAGAACAAATTAAGGAAAACAACGTTTAACTAAATTATGAATCAAAAATTAAATATTCTCATTCTCACATTATCAACAGGAGAAGAGGTGATTGCTAACGTAAAAGATCATATTGAAACTATAGATGGCGAAGAAAGAAAAGTATGTTATAATATAATATATCCTTTTGTATTAACCAGATCAGGACCTATTAGAAAAGGTAATATTGATGTAATATTTACACCATGGAAGATTTTTTCATGTGATACATCATACCTAGTTGGTTTTGATCAAATCGTTAATATGTGTGCTCCTTTACCAGACATTATTAATCAATATACAAGAGCTTGTGATTCATTTATACAAGGTTTAGCGGAGATTTCAAAATGATATCATTCTTACTCGCAAGTGCAGGTTTATTAAACTTGCTATTTTACATATTCGCAATTGGATTTGTAATATCACTACTGTTAGAACAGTGGTTGAAGTTCAGACCTTTATCTGTTGACTCTTCAATGAATGAGAGAAACATGTACATCGTACAGAGCAACAGAAAATACTGTTGGAGACAAGCATGGATAACTAATGTATATTGGTTTCTATGTAATGTAGGATTATACTTTGTTTCTAGAAGTATGGCAACACCAACAGATAACTTTTGGAACGGCATATGAAGCGTAAGTTAGTTAGCATAGGAGTTGTATTAACTTTGATATGGGGAATCCTAATAGGATTGCCAAGCATTGCTAGTGCAAATCATTTACCAGTAATGTATGTGCAAGTACCACAGTGGGCAGATGATTGGGCAGTTTGTGCTGTAGACATACCTGACGCTAAGTGTCATTGGTATGTCATGGCACCTGATAATACATTCGGTGAAGGATTTGATTGGGAAGAAGCACCATGGTTTGATGTTAATGGTCTTAATGATATTGCACCCATGCAAGCTAAAACAGTTGTTGAAAAATTACAGGAACAAAAATAATGATTTATGAATACGATTTTTTTGATAAAAATCAAGTAAAACAAATACTCAGTATATTTAATTCTGGTAAGTTTGTTGATGGTGCTAGAACAGGTAATAAGAGCAAATTTGTAAAAGACAATACACAACAAGCGGATGTTGAACTAAACAAGATGGTAAATAGTGCTATCACTAAGGTTATAAGAGAATCTCCCATATATCATTATCATCCACTTGCTAAAATTAGTCCATGCTACATGCTAAAGTATGAGGTAGGACAACATTATGCTGGTCATGTAGACTATTGGGAAATGTGGGGTAGTAGAACTGATTATACTGCTGTTATCACATTAAATGATGATTATGAAGGTGGTGAGCATTTTATTGAAATAGGACCTGAAACTATTGAAAAAAAACTAGAACCTGGCAGAATTTTAATTTATCAATCTGATTTTATTCATGGTGTTAGACCAGTAACTGATGGTACTAGAAAATGTGTCACATTTTGGATGCAAAGTGCCATTGCAGATCCTACTATGAGATATTATATTACAGAGTTTAATAAAATATACGAGGATCTTCAAGGGATAGCAAAGAAAGCTAATCTTAATGAAGAAGATTATGAAACTTTAAAAATTCTTGACCTAGTACGTTGTGGAATTGTAAAACGTTCTATAGCAATGAGATAATATTATGTCTTCGTTAACTGATATCATGTCGTGGGATACTATTCTCACACAACCAGAGATGAAAGATATTGAGCATATCTGTAGTCGTGCTAGGTGGCAATGGGGTGCTATTTCTGATCATACAGCACCACATAAAAAGTTCTGGAAGATGGATGTAAGAGGACATGCTATTTTTGATACTCTTATTCCTGAGAAAATTAAGATTCTCTTGCCATTTGAACATGAAATACTTGATTACTATGTCAATGGACATACAAGAG